GGGATTGTTAGTCCTGTCCTTACGGACCAAAGATCACCAGAAACTGGTGCGCTTTGACTGACGGACGTATGCGTACTCTTTTGTTGAGATGTACGACATACACGGGATGGGCGCGGTTTTACCGCGGTTCCTGCTGACATGACGTTTTCTCCATATGAGGATTGGAGAAAGGTCATAGTTCCTCAAAACTGAAAACTGAGGAACTTGGTTACTGCGTCGTAGATAGATACTACCGCCTGTGAAAGGCTGTGTAGCATCTGGTCTATGTAGTCGAAGCCAGTAGTAGGGTTCATGTCTAACCTCCTTCTGAATACGGTCCTTCGACCGTATGCAGGAATAGAGGTAAGATCCATGCCCTTTACTTATTGGCAAAGCGACATCAAGATTATCCAAAAACTTAGGAAGATCTTGAGCAGTACTAGTCAGAACACCGGAAGTCTGCGACTCATTGCTAGGGCATAAGTTTATTTTCCCTTTCAATACAGTTGCAAGCCCTCTTAGTGCAGTAGGAACTTCGTACTCATGGAATCGGTTTAATAAGCCGTTAATCCATTTGTACACCAAAGCATCACACTCGATTTCATTCGAGAGATGCCTCCCTCCATTCTTAGGTTGGAATGGTCTTACGTCCACGCCGCGGTAATAATCACCACCGCAGCTCTCCCGAAAGAAGCCGGATATAAATGTTTTATCAACATTAATTTTAAATCCGACTTCTTCAAGAACGATGATCAATTTTTCGGCTAATTCAGCCGAAACAATCATATCATCGCCGTATACGGAGACGAGTCTTCGTACACGTCTTGAATCTTTCTCGAGTCGTTTGACAGACTCAGCGAAAGACCGGAAGATAAGTGTTTCAAGAGGAAACGTGTAGCCAATGCCCATCGTAGCAAATGTTTCCATTTGCACACGAGAACCGAATGGTAACACGCAGCACCCAATCCTAGTTTGAGAAAGAAACTCAAACCAAGAGTAAGGGAGGAGGTACTCAACTAACTTAGTTGAGATCGAGTCTGAGGCATGCGATAGATCAATCGTCGCATACTTTCCTTCTCGAGAACCTTCCTGAGCAAGGATTTTATGCTTATCTTGAAGATAAGCTAAATTTATCCTTTTCCTTTTAAATCTAAGATTTATCATCCTCTCCACTCCTTTGCTAATAAAAGCTCCGGCAGTAGAGTTAGGCATGATTGTTCTTAGAGCCTTGAAAGACTTAGGGACTAACGTCAGTTTCACCTCGTCAATCTCTTGGTACGTATCACCGCCTTGCTTCGACATATAAGTGGAAGCTAAAGACCCGCGATGTATATCGTGGTGAATGAGAGACTGACGAAAGGTACCAGAAATAGGGGTAGCGTACTTCGCTGCTTCGCAAGCAGAACGAAGAGTCACTCCTATTGTGGCACCTGACGTATTGCTACAACGGTCTACGAGTTCTTCGTAGTCGAACTCACCTAAAAATCGGTGAATGTACTTCTTTGCACCTTGAAGAACAAGCTTAGTATAATTACTAACTTGATCAAGAGTTAAGCAACGAAGTTGATCTTGAACTTCTAGAAATTGATTAATCGCTTTCTCAGTAAGTTCTGAATCATCGAATAGGTCTTCTTTAAACCTATACCGTTTCAACAATGATGCTATTTGATACCTGTATTTATAAACTACAGGATCAAGATCATCGTTGAGCTCCACGATATCCGATAACATCCGGATATTAAGGATATCCTTGTTTCTTGAATGCAAAAGCATCTGCAAGAAATAGGGATCCTTGGTGTGGGCGTAGAAGTCGGTGGATAGATCTGCCAATAATCCATATAGCAGATCTTCTTCGTCTATGATTGGACGACGCATATAAGTTTCTCCTTCCCTGGTTTGGTAGCCAGGATTAGATTGAAGAAGAACTTACGCAGCGACGCCCGATGTCCAAAAGTTGTTCATCTCTCCGCTTGCTAGCGTGGCTATTGCCATCGCCTTGAGCTGATTGACGACAGAGCTACTTCCGGTAAGTAAGTCTATCTCTATACGAACAGTAGAGAAAGTCGGATTACCGAAAGCATCTGCAACTGGGACAGAGATTGACACAGACCTTTTCATTTTGGTCTGCGACTTTCTCGCATAGTCAACACGGCCCGCTCTTGCTTTAGCTGTGATCTGTACGGGGTTTGCTGCCTCGTACACACCACCTTCAACAAAAGCGATATAGTGTTTTCCGCCGACTACAGGGGTGAAGTCCTCGAAAATATCGAGAGGCTCCGGGAAGGTAATAGCACTACCAGCAACGGTATATGCCAAACCTAGAGGTGTGTTTTCCACACTCATGATGGCCCTCCTTAGGGTCAGTAGTGAGACAATCGTTTAAGTTGGCCTACAATGGCCTGGTTACTTAAACAAATTGCATCAACTAGGTGCCGAATCAAGATGTTGCAGTCAAGATTCGGAAAAGCGGGATACGCCGGATTCTTTGTTCTTATATAAAAGAACGTAGAAACCTCGTCACCTCCAAGAGGGACGCGTCCAAGACTGCCATAATCTGCACTAGAGTAATTAGCATTGAAGCCGTCGATAGAATCGACGACTTTGCTATGACTCTGTACAAACGATGGTCCATACTGGACAGTAACGTCAAATGGAATACCAGCAAGCCATCGGCCAATGTTGGTAAACCAGTCCGCCACAAACGAGAAGGGGACAAGCTCCCATGCAACTGAGAGAAAGTCCTTGGGTCTCACAGAGGCCCATTGCTGGATTAATTCCAAAGTAGTTTTATCTCCTACTTTGAAAAATACGCCAGCACTCGCTATGTCCGTGGTCGTCACGGTACGGTTCCACTTCAAGTCATAGAACTGACCTGAAAAGGAACTCCTGTTCAACAGATAAGTCTTAGACTTCTGTCGACTCAGGAAACTGCGTGCGATCTGCCATCGGTTCTTGTCCTTAAATCGTGCAAGTTCTTTCATCACTGAATCGAACTCGTAGATCAAAGGAGTCAAACCGTACCGAGCTTCAAGCCAGGTATTTGACAGGTCGTTGCGCAAGGATTTCGTCTTCTTATAGTTATAAGAAGCGAGTCCACGAACTAATCGACGATTCTTATGCAATAAGAGGTCGTCAATAACGTTCTTGAACGCAGATGAAATCCTTACAAGAGTTGCATGAGTCTGTTTGAGATCACGAATGTTCTCAACTGCAGCTACAACCTTTGGCTCAATCTTACCGTAAGCGTTAACTAATACGATATCTCGTATGTTAGCAGACTTATCAGCAGGATAGCCATCAGGTGGAGATGCAGGACCTCCCCAACCTCTTGCATATGCGGCGTAATCACCTGAAACCGACAATTCATGAGGACCTGAATCAAAGTCAGCTTCAGACACTACGCGTTTGTACCGCGACATCTCCATACTATTCATGATAACTTCACCGCTTTGGCGGCGACGCCTGTAATTAGGCGTAACGGTATCAAGAATGTAGGAGAATTCACCACAACTTCCGTAGGGTGCAGAAGCACCGCCACCGAAGTTGCCCCACTTGGTTCTCGACGAATGTCGAATCCCAGAGGTGAGGGTTCTGGTGTCACGTGTACGAGTTCGCATATTACGCTCCGCAGTACA